TTCAAAATGCTACATTGCACTCTTAGAGATTCATCTAGAGAAGACTTGCCTACACCCGAATTGGCAAGTGCTAAGAACATGGAAACTGCTCTGTGTGAGTGGTTTAACCATGGAAGAGAAGTCTTCAATATGCGACAAGTCCAGATGGTGGACATTGCCGTTAAGCACAACTTGCAAACGTTGTGCCCCGATATTTATCGAACCTTCGACCAACGTGTTGCGGTCTGGAAAGATAATTATCAATCTTAGGGCCATCTACAACCCATACAAAATGTAGAGTGCAGTTAGACAATCTGCGAGTGGATCAAAGCAAAGTTGTCTGTATAATATTGGATACCATATGATCATTGTCAAGAGAACATATGCAATGATCTAAAGGCTTGTTATATATGGTTTTATATGTTTTTACATAGAGTTTAGCCAGCTCACTTATGTGTTTCCGTTGAGGTGCTTTGAGTCTTGCACCTTATTATGTATAATGACTTAGTAATAATAATGTAAATAATAATGTAATATATGAAATACAATCGGGTGAAGAGAAATATTTGAAACTCTCCCCAAGCACGAAGGAACAGAACGTATCCTTCGTTGATAGTGCAGATCTTAACTGCACAGTTGTAGATAGTGTGATAGATTCTACTAGAACATTGCAGGACACGCACGATGCGGAACTAGCCAACTTCTTTAGTAGGCCACTTAAAATCTCAGAGATTGAGTGGTCTATTGGAGGAACAGTGTTTGTTCAGTTCAACCCGTGGTCTCTGTACTTTGAGAACCCGCGCGTTGCCAATCGTATCGCTAATTTCAACCTATTGAGAGCCAAGCTCCACTTGAAATTCGTGATCAATGGTAATGGGTTTATGTACTCACGTGCATTAGCCTCTTATTTACCATTCCACAATTGGGATGCATTAACCGAACGTTCTGCAATCTTCCCCAATGATCTAGTCCAAGAATCACAAATGCCGCATGTATTCTTGAACCCTACAACATCCCAAGCTGGCGAAATGATACTACCTTTCGTTTGGCCCTATAATAGCGTCTATATCCCTGAGAGTGAATGGAATGATATGGGCGAAGTTACTGTACGTAGCTTTGAAACGCTAAAGCATGCCAATGGTGCTGCTGGCGTCTCAACTATTAGCGTCTTCGCATGGGCAGAGGATGTATCACTCAATGTTCTCACTTCACGAGATCCTGACACTATGCTTCCCCAGTCAGGTAGTGAAGTCGATGAAGCTAATGCTAAGGGATTCATTAGCGGCCCTGCCACAGCTCTTACCAACTTGGCCTCCGCACTTTCGAGTGCGCCAATTATTGGTCCTTATGCTATGGCAACAGCCCAAATGGCAACCGGTGTCTCAGCGGTTGCCAAATTATTCGGGTATAGTCGACCTGCAGCGACAGTCGATCCCGAACCTTTCAGGCCAGTAGCTAGCTCTAGTCTAGCACTTACTACTACGCCTGATTCTGTGGCAAAATTGACAGTGGATGATAAGCAAGAGCTTAGCATTGACCCAAGAATTGCTGGATTATCTAATAATGATCCACTAGTTTTAAAGGATATCGCGATGAAGGAATCCTTTTTGACACAATTCGATTGGGCCATATCCAGTGCTCCAGGTAGTTTACTATGGAATGCTAGAGTTGAGCCCACCACATTTGCTTTTGATGGTTTATCTAAATTCCATTTCCCAGCGTGCTGTGTAGCCGCTTTACCATTTAAATATTGGTCGGGAACTATGAAATTTCGATTCCAGATTATGTCGTCTGCCTACCACAAAGGTAGGTTGAAGATTAC